GGCCCAGCGGTAAGTAGCAACACGGTATCAAATGAACTGACGTTTATCCTTGGCCCAACGCCAGATAGTGCGTATTACGCTGAACTGCATTACTACTATTACCCGCAATCTATTGTGACGGCTGGCACGAGCTGGCTGGGCGACAACTATGATCCGGTGCTGTTGTATGGCTCCTTGCGCGAGGCTTACCTGTACATGAAGGGTGAGCAAGATTTGATCGCCAACGTAGAAGCAAAGTACAACGAAGCATTAGGTCAGTTGAAACGTCTGGGTGATGGTATGGAGCGTCAGGATGCGTACCGCAGTGGTCAGACTAGAGTGAGAGTCACATGACAATCTATCAAGGACTGACTACGAGCTTCAAGGTAGACATATTAGAGGGCAAGCAGAACATTGCTTCCGACACGTTGAAGATGGCGCTGTACACCGCGTATGCCACGTTAGATCAGGATACGACTGCGTACTCTTCAGCGAATGAGATTAGTGGTACTGGTTACACTGCTGGCGGTCAGACGCTGTCCAATGTGACTATCAACAGTGGTAGCAATACGGTGTATGTAAGCTTTAGCAATGTGGTTTGGAATCCTGCTCAGTTTACAACTAGGGGTGCTTTGATTTACAACTCGACTAAATCAAATGCCTCTATAGCAGTATTGGATTTTGGGTCTGACAAGATTCAAACTGGTAACAACACATTCTCAGTAATTTTGCCGCCTGACACGGAGTCCAGTGCGCTAATTCGTATAACGTAAGGAGTAATCATGGGTATTGAAAATTCTAAATCCAGTGAAATCGTTGCAGGCACTACTGCGCGCAAGACTGGTTTTGTTGAGGGAATGTCAGCGGGCGGCGCGTTTACTGTTACCTGCATAGACAAAGACGGTCATGAGAAGTGGGTAGATATTGCCTCTAACTTGGTTGTTAATACTGGTCTGCAAGACATGAACACCAAGTTCTTTACTGGCTCTGCTTACACGGCTGCTTGGTATATCGGTTTGGTAAACGGTACATCGGCATCGACTACATTCTCTGGTGGCGATACGTTGGCTTCTCACGCTGGTTGGACTGAGAACACTAGCTACGGCGGCAACCGCAAGGCAGCTACGTTTGGTACAGCTACATTGGCTGACCCATCAAACATCAACAACTCATCGTCTACAGCCTCGTTTACCATGAATGCTAATGCCACGATTGCTGGCGCGTTCTTAACGAATGTAGCGACAGGCACTTCAGGTTTGTTGTTCTCGGAATCAGACTTCCAATCTCCTGGTGATCGTACTGTTGTAAGCGGCGACGTTCTGCTGGTTACATACTCGTTCAACCTTGACGCGACCTAATAGGGGATAAAGATGTTTAAAAAAGGCGATGTAGTTAAGGTTAAGACTGTTCTTCCAGAAGGCCCAATCGTTAAGATGCGCATGGATGATGACGGTACTATTTATTACCTAGTGACATGGGCTACAGATGGTGTAGAACATGAGCGTTGGTTCACGGAAGACCAGCTTGTTTCTGTGGGGTAATGTGTGGCCCAAGTCGATGGCGGCTATAGCAGTGGAAACTGGGGTGAGCCTGCGGCGTGGGGCTGCTCGGTTTATTACCCAGTAATCTCTAACGCAGGTTGGGGATTAGGTGCTTGGGGTTCTGCTGTATGGGGCTTAGGTGATGGTGGTTTAGTAAGTGCGTCAGATACTGTAGGGTATTTAACTGCAAAAGAAGGCACTGTATCTGAGACAGTAAATACGTCAGAAACAGTTTCAAGGCCGAGTGAAAATATATCGGTAAGTGTTATTGAAACAGTTAATATTGCTGATGAATCGACTGGAAATGTAGCTGTGCCTGTAACTAGCACTGTTGCTGAATCTGTGATTGTGGCAGATGAGTCAAACGGAAATATAACAACGTCAATAGTTAGTTATATTTTTGAGACAGCAAACATTGCAGACACTACAAGTGCGAATGCAACATTGGTTGTGACAGTAGAAGAGACAGTTAATGCGGAAAGCATAGTAAGTACGCTAGGAATTTTTGTTGTAAATGTTGATGAAACAAGTAATGCGACGGATCAGTTTTTCCCCAACGGAGTATATGCACTAGGGGTTAATGAGTCGGTTACTGCGCAGGATATTGAAAATAGAAGGTTATTGTGGGAGCCAATTGACACCGGAATAACCGAAGATTGGGTACTCATAAACACTTATTAGTAAGGAAGAATTATGGCAAGCACATATAGCAGCCTAAAGATCGAGCTAATCGGTACAGGAGATCAGGCTGGTACGTGGGGTAACACCACAAATACCAACCTTGGCACAGCCATTGAGGAAGCTATCACTGGTTCTGCCAACGTCACCTTTGCCAGCTCGAATGCGGCGATAGCACTGACAGACACAAACGCTGCACAAACAGCACGTAATCTACGACTGAATTTAGTTGGAACAATTACCAGCGTACAGACATTGTTTGTGCCTGCGATTGAGAAACAGTACCTAGTAACAAATGGTCTGTCCAACTCGGTCATTATTTCTAACGGTTCAAACGCTACACCTACGGGCACGACAGTAACAGTACCTACTGGCAGATCGGTAGTTTTGTTTAACGACGGTACCAACATTGCGGAAACTACTAACTATGTTAGTAACTTGTCGCTCGGTACAGCGCTGTCTCCAGCTAACGGCGGTACTGGTTTGATTTCTCCCGGTACAAGCGGTAACGTGTTAACAAGTAACGGTACTGTTTGGCTAAGCCAAGCACCAACGGCATCAGGCATCACCACAGGCAAAAGCATCGCTATGGCGATGATCTTCGGATTCTAAGGAGTTATTAAATGGCAAACCCAAATATAGTAAACGTAACGCAAATCTACGGTCAGACTAACTATCTGACTCCTGCGAATACGTCAACGATTGTGCTGATTGCTAATACCAGCGGCTCTGGTAACGTGTTTAAAGTTAATCAGATCGTGGCGGCAAACCAAACAAATACAGCGGCTAACGTCACTGTGTCTTTGTTTACTAGCGGCTCAACTACTTCTGGTAACGCTGTGACTCGTGCGGCTGCTACTACGTTTGATATTACATCCAACATTTCTGTCCCTGCATATGCGTCGTTGATCGTGATGGATAAAACTACGGCAACGTACCTTATTGAAGACAGAGCGATTGTTTGTCAGTCTGGTACAAACAGCGCAATTACTTTTTCGGTAAGCTACGAACAACTTAGCAGCTAAGGAGTTGCTATGGCAATTCATGGTTATCCCGGTCAGATAATAAGTGCCAACTCGCCTATACCGTTTGGCTCAGGCATCTGGACGCTTTCGACGCTTAAAAACTACTCCACTGTTGTACAGATATTTAATGCTACAGATACGTGGGTATGCCCTCAAGGTGTTACGTCTGTAGAGTATTTGGTTGTAGGTGGAGGCGGTGGCGGTGGTCAACGCGGTGGTGGAGGCGGTGGCGCAGGTGGATTTCGTACAGGCTCAGGTTTAGCAGTTATCCCCGGAACATCGTACACAATTACAGTTGGAAGTGGTGGCGCAGGTGCGGCTACTAGCAGCAGTGGAAATAATGGAACGGTTGGAGGAAATTCCACGGTTAGCACTATTACTTCTAATGGCGGCGGATTTGGTGCGGGCTGGTTAGGTCAACCTGGAGCTGGAACTACTGGTGGAACTGGTGGTTCTGGAGGGGGCGGAAGCGCACAGTTTGGCGGTAGTAGTGTAGGCCCTGCCGGCCCCGGAAATAGTCCAGCAACCACTCCATCACAGGGTAATAATGGCGGAGCTGGTGGTACAAGTTCAGGTGGAGGTGGTGGCGGCGCTGGTGCTACAGGTACATCAGGATCAGGGACAACTGCTGGTAATGGTGGTGCTGGTTTAGCATCTGCACTTAGTGGAGCAGGTTCTTATTATGCTGGTGGAGCAGGTGGTGGTGCTGATACAGCAGGTTCTGGTGGTATTGGTGGTGGTGCAAATGGAATAAACGGAGCTGCTGTTGCTCCTTCTGGCACTGCAAATACAGGCGGTGGTGGTGGTTGCTCTAGGAATAATACTGACGGCACTGTTGCACCAGGCGGCACAGGCGGATCAGGCATAGTAATACTTAGATATGCAGTTTCTAACCAAGTTACTTGAGTTACCTTTACTTGGCTGACTAACTCAACAATACGAAATAATGTTTCTACTTTTAACTAACTCGTCAGTCATATGTGCTGTGATGG